AGCATTGAAGCTGATGGTCCCTGCTGCTGCGTAAGGGTAATCTCTTGTTACTGGCACTGCTTGAGTAGATGTGTTGTCGTAGCTGGTAAAGCTGTTCGTATCCGCTGTAGCGTATCCTTGGATCGTTACGCCAGTTCCGCCGCCGTTAGGGTTGGAAGGAGCATAAAATCCAGCTTTCAAATCCGATCCAACGAAGTTCAGCAAAATGGATGCTGTCTTGCCCGTAACTGCGCCCGCGGATGCCAGACCGTTGATGTTGGAGTTTTGTCTGAGTAGATACTGAACCTTTGTGTAGATCTGCTTCAGAGAAGCATCTACAGGGGTTGCGCGTTGCAAGGTGAAACTCGCACCAGATGCAATCCCCAAAAGCCCGGAGGTCAAAGGAACGGAGGTTGTTGACCCTCCAGATCCTGCAATTGTGTAGGTTCCTTTTGCTGCTCCGTCATGAATCTTAAGCGTTCCGCCGTAGTAATCGGCGATCGTGATACCCGCTGCTGCAGAAGTGAAGGAAGTTGCAGCATTTGCGCCAGCTCCATCAACTCCAGAGTGAGTTCCTACGTCAATGACGATACCAAAGCTCCTAGGCGCTCCAGCAGTATCTACATCCTTTGAGAATGCTGTTGGGAAGTATTTGACGTTGATGTTGGAATATGGTGCATTTGTGATGGATGCATCGGCGACCGTAATATCCAAGTCGGTTTCGTTAGAGAGAAGCAAGTTAACCAAGTAAGGTCCAGTCGACGTCTTACCAGTATCGGAAAGTACGGAGTCTTTGTACTTCTTTTGGTACTCTCGTACGAATCCCTTGAAATACGTTCTGTTGTCGAACGTTGTTGTGGTTGCATCTGCTGCAATATCTCCGTACACCTGGATACCCTCGTTGCACTGATCGGTGAACGTGAAGTTTGTAGGTGTTCCGGATGATGTGCGTTGCCAGTAGAGCTGAGCGCCAGAACTCACAACACCCAGCCCCACAATACCGGCATATTGTCTAGCCAAAACCCCAGCAGCCGTGTACTCCGACCAACCACCGTCTCGTAGCATTTGTCGAGTTGCGTCATTAGCCGGCTTCCAGCCGCTATAGGTAGCGCCGTCTGTACCAAACTGAAACTGTCCAGACAACGCGTCAATTGCGTACATTGGAACAGGACTGTCTTGATATGTTGCCGTTGCCCAAAGGTCGACGAATTTGGAGTAAAGTGCCTGCAGCGTGACTCCATCTTTAGCTATCAGGTTTCCCGCAACGTTTAGCGTAAAGGTCTTTGCTGACTCATCTATGGTGAGTTCTGTACCGACGTTTAGACCGGCGCGTGTGGTGATTTTTGCCATGGTATTCTAGGGCCTTCTTTTAAGTGTTATGAGTATTTATTCGTTGGTTCATCTGTCAGATGTAATTACGATCCGGGACTTGCACGATTGGTAAGCTGGCTGCTGTCGCGCCCAGAGCATAATTTCTGATATACTGAGGAACATACCCGGGTTTCAGGATGCCAATATCAATGGTATCTTGGACTGTGTAGGTATATCCCCATGTGGTTCCAGAGATTGCATCGACACTCTCCAAAATTGTATTCGTTCCTGCTAGCAATACAACGACGTCCGTGCCAGCAACCAATCCAGTCAGGGTTAGCGTAGCGGATGAGAACGCATAATTGTAGGTCTTGCTTGTATCCACCTCTGTGAAGATTCGGAATGAATTCAAGCGGCTCGTTGGTTGCGGCGCCCATACAAAGCTGGTGTTCACCGCTGTGATGGTTGCGTGAATTGCGGCACACGGAACGGATCCGGACGCAGTTGATACTGCTTGGTTAGTCGCAAGAAGAGCGTTAGCAAATGTTGTTGCCACCGCGATCTGTGTGCTACCAATGATCTCCGAGACGTAATACGTCGTCGCCGTGGTGATGCCTCCAAACGTTGTACCAACCAGCTGAATGCCAGCGCCGATGAACATATTGGCATTGGTCGTCAACGTGATCAGGTTGTTTGTGCCTGTGATTGACTGGGAGCCCGTTCCCGTGTGAGAGATATTCACGAGCCAAGTGCTACCCGATCCGGAGCCAGAAATGTTGCTGACGATGTAGGTTCCGGTAGTTACTCCGGTACCAGTCAACACCATACCCGCCGCAACCACACCGCTTGATTGTGTGCCCACGGTGAATGTTGTTCCGGTGATGTTGGATCCTGTAGTTGTGGCGCTGGCGTTTGTTGTGGCAGTAGCAGTGGTATTGATAACGCTCGACCAAATCGTGTTGGTCGTCAACCATTCACCCACAATGCTCGAGGCAATTAGTGTTCCAGTGTTTGATGCTGCAGTAGTTTCATCTGCGACAACCATAGCAGTTGCAGTTGGATTGGTGATAGCATTTTGGATGCCCCAACCCGGTTCAAACTGGCAAACTTGACCTGTGTATTTTAAGCCAGAGCGCGCTGTGATTCTAAACTTGGGTTTCACGCCAGTTGATGCGCTTATTCCAGTCTCAGCAGCAAGATTAACCAAACCCGTCGTTCCGTTTAGAGTCTTCCACACTCCGCTATATCCGGAACCCTTGTTCAGATCATACTCGATTAGAGCTACCAAAGATGTAACGACGCTCAGACCCAAATCTGTGGAGTAGATGTGTGGCAGTCTTTCTGAGAATCCTGTGATTCCCTTGATGAAATGTGGCCACTCAATGATCATCTGATCACCAGCAGCTTGAAGTGCTAGGTTTCCGTCGTTGGTGAAGTAAGGTGCTCCTGCGGTGATGGTATATGGTTTGCTGGCTTTTGATGAAGACAACATCCGAATATCAAGACATCCTTTTGGTTGGCTCCCAAAAGTAAACTCATGGAACATAGCGTCGAATACAGACTGGCTTGTAATTGGGATCGAATTGATACCAACGTCTGTTGAGAGATTCCAAGTCGTTCCGTTGTAAGATGGGAATTGGTTTGCACCAAACATACCCTTGAATTGTGTATCCAGCGCCTGTGCTGAGAGGGCAGTTCTCGATTGGTTGTTCGAACGCACGTTCTGATATTTGATACCTGAAGATGCGTTTGTTGTGTTGGTTGTGTCCAACAATACAGCCAATCCCGAGCGAGCATTAATGACGTCGATATTGTGTAGATAGACGTTGTATGCTGGAGACGCAACTCCCAGATAGGCAGCAGTTCCGTTGATTGGGTAGACTGCGTCCTTAATCGTAACGTTCGTGGCGCCTGTGGTTGCAAGCAAAAGAGATCCGTGGTGGATGATCTTGTCGCTCACTGGCTCATATGTATCCACCGTGACGTTTGCGGCAGAAGTTCCAACGCTAACCCGCGGATCGCCGGCTCCCGGTGTTTCCGTGCTGAGCAATTGGTTTTGATCGTTGATCGTAAACGTTGACGTGGTTCCCAAGTGCAAATGTGCCCACAATTGGAACACCGGCGCTGTGGTGAGGTTAGTCTCAATTCCCCCTACCTGATCCATATTCCAGCCCTGAAGTCCAGCGGATGAGTTTAGGAATTGCTGTGGGAACAAATAGAGCGGATATGTCGTTGTTGCTGGGAGTGCACCGGCAGCAATTGTTGTCGGCACTCCCGACGTTCTCGTCACCGTGGCGTGTGCAACTTGGATGTTTGATCCATTCAATGGAAGCGTGATTACCGCATTTGTCGAGTTTGATGTGGTTGTGAACGATACGTAATAGCGCTTCCATTGATTGGTTAGCGTGAAAGTCTCTGTAGTTGTTCCCAGATCCAGCTTCATTGTGATGTATGAATAGCATGTTGGGAGGTTCGCGCGAGCATAAATCGCAAACGTATGGACAGTTCCCACTCCGGTCTGTACAGCTTGAGTCACAGTTCCGTTTGCTGCTGTTGCGATAAGCGACACGCCGGTTGTGGTAGGTGCAACCCCGTTTAGTCCCAGGAAGTTATCGTATGGGGCCAATTGTCCAGATGCATTGGTTCTTGTTACGTTTGATGTGGTCCATGGCGCAGTTGCTAGCGTTTGGGACTGCAGGGCATTGTTCATGTACATCACCGGAGATTGCGGGATGCATGAGATCTCCGGCAATTCCATACCCGCAACGAATCTTAGCGTCTGTGTTGCGAATGTGTTGGTATTTGCTACGGATACCGTCATTGAGGTGTTAGAATCAACGCTCACAACCTTGCAATCCATTCCGACAGTCGATCCGTAGATGTACATGCCGGGTGCTGGGCTGAAACCAACATATCGTCTCGTATTTCCGCGATTATCCACATCGGCAGTCAATGCCGCAGACAATCTTATGGTATCAAAATCAATTACCTCTGCCACGGTGGTTCCGCCGGGAATCCCCTGGCCGGTAACGATTGATCCAGGAACAATACCGTTAACGAAGAAGTTCAGAGTCAACGAGGTGAGAATGTCTGATCCATTCTTACCCTCAACGTCCCACGTGTTCACCCAGTAGTAGAATCCGCTCAGAACGTTTGGTGATGTTGTTGTGATTGTGGATGCTGAGGCTGTTCCTGAGCAGTTAGCAATCGTATTGCTTCCCGACAGTTTTCTAACGCGATAGTGGTACGTAGTGTCTCTGACAACACCCATCATGTCATCGAAATAAGATACGCCGGCTGTACCAACACCAAGAGTGGTACCGATCAATGTCGTTTCGTCTCTCGCCGTAAACCCTTCTGTTGTGGATCTGAAGATTTGGTATGCGTGCTTGTAAATTGTCAGCGTCATACCAGATGCCGTCTTCAGCGCCGGCTTATTGATTACGAATGTGGTACTGTTGGTAATTGAGGTGACGATAACTGCTGGAACGTTTGTGCCAACTGCTGGAGTACCAAAGTAGACTGCGCCAGCGGCAATCGAGTTACCTGTGTTTAGCGTAATCACAGCGCCAACATACAGCGTCACCGTCGACGCGCATGTAACTGTGGTGCTGCCTGCTGTTGTGGCAACTGTGCCGATTGTAGCGCCAGCAGTAGTGTATTCCTGCGATTGGTTATACACCGTCAGTCTATTCCAAACTGGATGTACGTTTTCGTATAGCGTCCACGTTGGAGTTCCTGCGGTGATGTCCGAGGTGTAAGCAAACTTTCCGGTTTGGGTGGAAACTACACCAACCGCATTGCCATTATTTGTGGCGCTTACCCAGTAGGTGTAATCCGGAAGATATTGGAGGGATCCCCATGTTACAGAGGTCGCGGTATTTCCCGTTGATACAACATAGCATTGAGTAGCGCGAAGACCGTTTGCTGCATCGACCAGTGGGTTACCCGTGTTGAATGTTGGGGTTCCAGCAAACAAAACGAACGCAGAGCCAGTATAGATGATCTTGTTGTAGACCATACCTGTTGGCAAGGTTGGTGCCGTCCCTGCGGTCCAAGCAACACCATCGGCTGAACATGCAGTTGGGCCCGTTACCGCCGAGTTTGATATGCAGCAGAATGTACCGTTACCAAATGCAATGGATTGCCAAAGTGAAGATGCGTTTGCACCTCCTGCCGTCCAGGTTGCTCCGTCTGTAGAATACGCCGTGGCCGTACCTACGGCAGTTCCACCTGCAATGGCTACGTATCTACCTGCTCCATTAGATGTAACATCAACCCACTGTGCGGAAGCGAGTGTCGTTGCAGCAAACACTAACGATCCGTTTGTGATTGTCCCTCTAGTTCCGGCTGTGGAAACTGCTGATCCACCAGAAACTGCAACCCACTTATTTGTCGCTTGAGAGTTATCAAATGCGATTGCTTGCCACAGTGCAGACGCTGGAGCAGTAGTAGGCTGACCCCAATCCTTACCGTTTGTTGAGTAGGAAACGAGAGTCGAAGCAACACCGCCACCTTGAATTGCGACAAACAGGTTCTGTGTTGGAGACCAAATCACCTTCCACCATTGCGTTGTTGCAGACGCGGGGAGCATGTAGGTTGTCCACGTTGCTCCGTCATCATCTGACACCAAGCAGGAGCCGCCGGACACAGCTCCGTTGAGAATAACCCACGAACCGTTACCGTAGGCGATAGATGGGGCAATCGTAGTGGACCATGCAGGCATAGCACCCATTCTCTGAGGTGCCATGAGATAACGATCAGGCGAGGTCATTACTCCGCACATCTTCATGCCATCAACATAGTTTGTGTCGTCGGCAAAATTGTGGGATCTATATGAGCGAGTTTTAAACCAGTACTTGGTATCATTAGCAAGGAATGTTCCTGCTTCTGGATTGGTGAATGCTCTATAACCAGAAATCCAACCGTACCCTTCATTGTTCAGACCAATGCGATGCGTCACATTCTCAACAGTGATTCCATTAACCGCAGTTGCCGTCAGTACGTTGTTGATATTGTACAGCTTAAGATTGCTGTAATTCTGCGTGGCTCCGGAAGTTGTGGTTCCGATTCCATTAATATAACCTCGAGTCTTAGGATAGGATCCAACTGCGATCACCTTCATTCCATTGACCGTTACGTTGTTGGAGTACGCGGTATTGAACATCGACGACATTGCATTGCCGATGGTGGGGTTTGTGTTCGCAGCATTGATTATCCAGCCTCCGAACGTCAATGTAATGTTGGTAAAGGTTGCACCTGAGATATAGGGCCATCCGATAGATACAAAGCTGGCTCCGGCTCCTTGAGTCGCAGAGACGGCCATCCGGTGTTCACGCATCACCCAGTTACCGTAGTAAGTGAATGCGGTAGTACCCGCAGTTCCAAAGGCTGCCGTTGAGACTACTAGGGTGGTAGCATTTGTGACAGAGGTAACGGTGCACGCATGTAGGTTAGTTCCGGTCAACAACACACCTGGAATGATCGCTGAAGATGAAGGTATAGTAACCGTCGTTGTGCTGTTTGTTGAACCTGTTGCGCCCAATGCAGTAGCTGCCGTCAAGCACATATTTGATGGCGGCAACCCGAATGCTGTATTGGTCAAGCTGACCTGATAGCACTCAGCTACGTAGGGAACGTAGGTCGCACCAACGTTAGACATTGACAGGGATGCAGCCTGTGTGAAGTTGCTATACGATTCTCCCAACAAGCACTTCGAGAAACTGAACACACCTCCGAACGGTGTTGTGAAATAACACCCTGCATTGTTGGATGCAAAGTTGTTCAACTGAAAGTTGGGAGCCGAAATGTCAGTCAGTAGAATGTTTTGAACACGAATCTTCCTCCCAGCCGCGGGGATAGTTCCGTTTGTTCCATCACCGAATCTCAATGTCGTTGAGTATTGAGAGCAGATTGGTCGAATGCCAATGATAGGCATCCCCGCAAAGGAGTTGGCTGCAACTACGGTAGCATTGGTAGTGAAGATCGTTGAACTGACGATTTCTTGCACAACAGTTGTTGCAGCCAGACCGCGGCCTGTGATCCAAGTTCCTGGTACCAAACCTGTAGTCGAATCACATACAATAACGTTGGTGTTGGGGACTGCTTTACATCCCGTCAGGTTGATGTACTTAACTGCATCCTGATTGAAATCTTGTGTGAAGCATGTGCCGGCATCTCCGGCAGCGATGGATTTGAATCCATTACGGATGTATTTGAAGGTTTGGAAATCTGAGGCGCCTGTGACGTTCGTCCACTGCTCGTAAACACCTGCAACTGCCGTCTCAACCTCTATGACCGGAATGTAATCGCCATAGACATAAGGGGATGTGACCGTCTGACCTGCTACACCGCTTGTGGTGCCTATTTCAATGTAGTCACCGGCAACTTCAACCGAAGCAAGTCCAGACTGAGCGTTGATAGTGTTGAGCGCGACAGCGGTAGCCAATTTAGCTGTCACAAAACGGATCGGTACTGAGGTGCTTGAGTTTTCGATTCTCAGCTTACCGTTGGTAATAGCAATAGCAGACGCCCCGACTGGTGCTCTAACTTGATCGGTGTTGACTGTCAACGTAGCGCCGTTGTTGATAACCAAAGTATCACCCGTCATGATCTTTGGTGTTATCAAGAACAGATCTAGATACGCAGCAGATGTAATTGTTGTTGGCGTCCAGGTGATACCATCAAACGAGAATGCTCCTGCTGTTGTGGAAACTGTGACCGCAGTGAACATCTGCCTGCCGTCCCAAGCAGCTTTTCCCCCCACAATCTTCCAGTTTCCTGCAGCGGGTAGCGTTGTTGCTGTCCATGTTGCTCCATTATCTGTAGAATATGCGGAGGTCGTGCTAGAGCTAGGAACGACAACCCAGGTACCATTAGCACCACCGCTGATCCAAGCCAAACGAGACCACGTTCCCGTTGATGGGAGCGCGTTGGATTGTAGCGTCCAAGTTTGTCCGTCTGGGCTGGTATAGACATCGCGCGATCCACTTGCTACAAGAACAAATTGACCATTGTAGAATTTGCAGTCCGACCAGTTCAAGGATGCTGGTAGCGTGCTTGCAGTCCATGTCTCTCCGTTATCGGTAGAGAACGCACTCGACGTTGAGTTGGGGGCAATGGTCAGGAACGTATTGTTACCGAAGCACACAATACTCCAGGCAGCAGATGAGGGTAGAACTCCGCTTAGTGTCCAGTCAATATTTGATCTCGGGCGGAAATATGCCGCCGCAGTTGAGGATGTATTGACAGTGACGAAGGTATGGTTACCGAAGGCACATCCCGTCCATGCCGCGCCCGCCGGCAAAGCAGTCGCCCTGTTAGTTGCACCGCCCGTTGCTTCTGGCGTTGTTGTTGCTGTGACTGTTCTGTTTGCCGCAACAAATACCCCAAGTTCATCACCAAACGCAAAACCCGTCCAAGCAACTGCGGCATCATTCATGTTGCCGGAAGTTGTCCAGGAGAACCCGTTAACCCCGGATATTACTGTTCTCGCAGACACCGTGGGGGCATAGAATCGGTATCCAACGTCGTCGATGTTTTGGTGAGTTGTTGCTACGTAAGCTGTCATATTTTTCTATTGCTGCGGTTACGCAGTTCCCATAATCTTCGATTGACCAAATTGGACGACAAATTTATCTCCCACTGGAGGAACTAGATATATAGTGTAGTGCATCAGTCCCTCTGGGAGTAGATGCGTGCTGTTGCTGTCGATCGAGAGCTTGATTATTCCAGTCTCGGGTTCGTCGATTGAGCAATCTATGCGATACTTAGTTGCGTCCCCTATATACTGGACAAATATGGCGTATGACGTGTATCCAGACAAACTCGCGGGATCGCCATTGCTCTGTCTCAACTGAATGAGCTTGACGAACGGTGCGTTTTGTGTTACAAAAAGAGTGATATTGCTCATGGAAAATTGACACTCTTAGAGTGCTATGTTATAATTAAGAATTACGGGGTATTTATATGAATTTATCTGTGGCAATTGTTGATATTATAGGGATTCCATACGATGGAACCACCCTCGAAAAGCGGGGTTTGGGTGGATCTGAGTCTGCGGTTATCTTGATGTCCAAGGAACTGACGAAATTGGGGTTCTCCGTCACCGTATTCAACAATTGCGTGGATGATGCCAAGCCGGGCATCTATGATGGGGTTTCTTATCGGAACGTCAAGGATATTCCGGATAATGAGCAATTTGACGTGGTCATATCTTCGAGAACGGTCTTTCCGTTTGTTCCAAAGCAACTGCAGAATATGATCAATTTTGATGCCTCTGCGTTCTCTTTCATGAGAACCCACGCGAAGCTCAAGATTGTCTGGATGCACGATACATTTTGTGCTGGTGATCATATTCTTGAAAATCTTGTTGTGAATGGATTTATCGACGAGTTATTCACATTATCAGATTTTCATACCTCCTACGTCACGACATGTAACCATGGAGTAAAGAGAATGTTTGAGGTCCTTAAAGATCACATCTTTATGACCAGAAACGGCATCGTCAGATATTATGATCAAGTAGATATTTCCAAGAAAGACCCAGATCTCTTTGTCTATAATGCCTCTACGTCTAAAGGGATGGTTCCCTTGGTGGAAGATATTTGGGAGGAAATCAAAAGGAATATCCCAGGTGCCAGATTGAAGATTATCGGCGGATATTACAAGTTCACCGAGGCCTCAGAACCAGACGAGCAAGAAAAGAAATGGCGCAGCCTCTCAACAAACCAGAAATATAAAGATCTGGGAGTTGAATTTACTGGGATTATCAGACAAAGCGAAATTGCTAAGATTCTATCTGAAGCGACGTTTATGATTTATCCTCCAGCGTTCCCGGAAACGTTTGGAATATCCACACTTGAATCCCTGGCATATAATACCCCACTAATCTCATCCAGATTTGGGGCATTGGAAGAAACTGCCGTTGCTCAGGCGTGTTATATGATGGATTACCCAATAGAGCCCAATAATGTCTATCCGACGATTAATGCCACAGAGCAAAAGAATAACTTTATCAATTTAGCTCTAAGCGCACACAGAAACAAGTATCTCCTCCAACAAAAACAAAATTACTGCAATATCATCAAGGATATTAGTGGATGGGATTCTGTAGCAAAACAGTGGAAGCAGCATCTAATCCAGAAGCTGGGTCTATATCTATCCGTTCAGGAATATCGAGAAGTCTCCAACATTAACTCTAGAGTGCATACTGTGTTTGGGCGTAGATTCCACAATAAAGAGGAGTTTTATATTCCGCGGAATCCGCAACAGAGAATCTTGATTATTTCTCCTGTTTATAATGCAGAGAAATATATTGAGCGCTGTATCGCGTCTGTGGTTACCCAGGATTATGATAATTACTTGATGGTTATTATCGACGATAATTCTTCGGATTCGACTGTTGCTCTCTCGGAAAACATTATCAACGCCTCGGGAAAAGCAGACAAATTTAAACTGCATGCCAATAAAGAAAATCTGGGGGCTGTGTGCAATCAGATATCTGCGCTCGTTACCTACGGACACGTTGACGATATTGTGATGTTATTGGATGGGGATGATTCCTTGATGCCATCCAATCAGATATTCCACTTCTACAATAATCTCTACGACGGATCGACGGAATTCTCTTATGGATCCTGCTGGTCTGAGATTGACAATATCCCGCTAATCGCGCAAGAATATCCAGATCACGTCAAGAGAAATAAATCCTATAGGGAACATCTCTTTAACTGGAATATGCCCTATACTCACCTGAGGACATTTAAGGGACATTTGCTCAATGGTCTGAATGAATCAGATTTTAAGGATAAAGATGGGAACTGGTATAAAGCCGGTGGAGACGGAGCAGTATTTTATTCGCTGATAGAGAATGCGGATCCAGATAAAATCAAAGTATTCACAGATATTGTCTACCGATATAATGACGCCAGTCCAATTAATGATTATAAGGTCAATGGCAAAATCCAAACACAAAATGCTCAGGAGATTCTCAAGAGATCTAAAGCCAAGGAACGATTTTCCGTTATCGTTCCGACTATGTGGCGTTGTCCAAACATATTCGCGGAATCTCTAAGTAGCATTGTAGATTTGGATTTAGTTGGTGAGATTATCATCATAGATAATGATTTCTCGGCGCGTCCAGCTTGGAATGTATTGGCGCATCCGAAGATACGGATACTCACTCAAGAAAAGAACATCAGAGTTAATCCATCGTGGAATCTGGGAGTTGAGAGCAGCAAAAACAATCTTCTCTGTATCGTCAACGACGACATTATGTTTGACTCGGATGTTTTCTCTAAGATTCACCCTTATATCACACCAAATAATGGAGTATATGGTATTGTCTCCGGAGAATCCAAGTTTAATCACCCACAATATGTTGATGGCGGAATATCATTCAAACGATGGAAACATGGAGATAACATTCACAGCTTCGGGCAATTGATGTTTATGCACAAGAGTAATTGGACACCTATTATCCCAGAATTAGAGATTTATTTTGGAGATGATTATATATTCCACACTCAGCTGATGAAATCTTTACCCAATTACTTGATATTCAATATCGACTTCTATTCAACGATGGCTGCTACATCTAAAGATCCCCTGATCACTCAGGGAGTTTATGCAGTCGAGCAGCCCATTTGGGCAAACTGGTTCTTTAATAATCCCCTACCAAAATGACAAAAACTATTCTAATCGCAATCCCAACAAACAAATATGTCGAGAGCGATACATTCAAATCCATATATGATCTACACATTCCGGAGGGATATGTAACAGAGTTTCAGTGTTTCTATGGTTATCGAGTAGATCAGATCAGAAACTTGATTGCCGAATGGGCAAAACGCTATGATTATCTCTTTGCTGTCGATAGCGATATTGTTCTACCCGGAGATACTTTATCCAAAATGTTGGCGCTGGATTTGGATGTGGTAAGTGGTCTGTACATCCAGAGAAAACCCAATCAGCACACTCTAGAATTGTATAGGGGTGGGGTAAACGTACCCATGGCAGACATTCAGGGCAAGGGTGTGGTGGAGGTGGATGGATGTGGTTTTGGTGGCGTCCTGATCAAGTCCGAGGTGTTCCGCAAGATGCAGTATCCGCATTTCTTCTATACATCCGCGTTGGACCATTCCAATACCATCTCAGAGGATGTGTATTTTTGCAACAAGGCTAGGGAGCTGGGGTTCCGAATCTGGGCAGATACATCAATTCGATTCGGGCATGTGGGATCCAGCACCTTTGTGGTTGAGGATCAAGTGAAGAAGATTGACTTGGATGCTCCACCTGCTCCGGTGCCGACAGGCGCAACTGCTGAATCTGTGCGTACGGATAAGGTTGGGGTGGAGAGGTTGTTTGAGTTGAGTGAGATGCCTCTCCTCCCAAAGACGCATGTTGACTATCTGGTGGGTATGCGAGAAAAGTATCCGGAACCCAAGATCATCTACGACATCGGCGCATGTGTTTTGCATTGGACGAATGTGGCAAAGCAAGTTTGGCCTGGAGCCACGATCGTTGCGTTTGAGGCGATGGAGGAGTCCAGAGCTGTATTTGAGAAGGCCAAAGTGCCACACTTCATAGGCGTTCTCAGCGATGAGGATAACAAGGATGTTGAATTCTACAAAAATGT